CAACCAATACTTTTGATACCTATGATGGTGCAAACTCTATAAGAGAAGATTTAGCTGATGTAATTTATAATATTTCACCGACTGAAACTCCCTTTATGAGTAACGCATCAAAAGGTACAGCAACAAACACACTTTACGAATGGCAGACAGACTCACTAGCTGACGCTGGTGCAAACGCACAAATCGAAGGTAACGACTACACAGGCGATGCAAGAACTGCAACTGTAAGACTTAACAACCAAACACAAATCTCTGCAAAATCAGTAACGATTTCAGGTACAGACGATGCAGTCGATAACGCTGGTATGTCTACACAGATGGCTTATCAACTTGCAAAGATGGGTAAAGAAATCAAGCGAGACATGGAAAGAGCATTAGTAGGAATCGAAAATGCAAAAGTCGCTGGTAACGCATCAACTGCAAGAGAAACTGCTTCTGTTGGAACATGGTATGGTGGTAACAAACCAGGTACATCATCTTCTGCTGGTAACTTCTCAACTAATGGTTCACCATCAGCAAGTCCTGCTGGTACAGGTGCAACAGCAATCGCTGGTGGTACTAACAGAACCTTTACAGAGGCACTATTAAAAGCTGGTCTTTTAAAAGCCTTTGAATTAGGTGGAGAGCCTGAGACAGTAATGATGTCACCATCACACAAGCAACTAGCTTCAGCCTTTACTGGAGTTGCAACGAAATACAAAGATGCGAGTGACAGAGTATCAATCGGTACTACTGACATTTATGTATCTGATTTCGGTGAGGTAGCTTTCGTACCAAACAGACATCAAAATGCAAACAGAGTAGATATCCTACAAATGGATATGTGGTCAGTGGATTTCCTAAGACCATTCCAAACTACTGATCTTGCAAAGACTGGTGACTCTGACAAGAAGCTACTCTTAGCTGAGTTTGCTTTATGTGCAAAAGCACCAAACGCAAACTATGGTATCTTTAACCTAACTGCATAATTATTTATCTGGGGGGTGTTTCATGCACCCCCTTTACTTATAGAGAGGAACAAATGGCAATATTCACAAACAAAAAACATACATCAAAGTTGTTTAAGATTGTAGAAAACGCAAAGAAATCAGACCAAATGATTTCTAAGGGTGATGGTAAGAAACAATCTAAACAAACATCAATGGGTGATCGTAAATACGATCCAATGTTAAGCATTTCAGGTAATCAAGGTTTATCCATGAAAGATACTGTAGATGCGATGATAGCTAAAGCAATAAAGTAATGGCAAAAATATTCTCACTAAACGATTCTAACGATCAGTCATCAGTAAAAACTAATCTTATTGTTGATGAAGCTGAGAATAAAATACATATTGAAAACTATCAAGATCCAGCAACGATAAAAGAAATATTAGATGCTAATAAAGTAGCACAAAACGAAGGTGCATATAAAGCAAAAGCATTTGAGAATGAAAAAGGTTATCGTGTAGCTAGACTACCTAACATTGTAGTTCATCAATTAGCGAAACAAGGCATCTTAAATTATAATGGAAAAGTTTTAGATAAAACTAGATTTTTTCGTTGGTTAAATGACTCTGATAACAAACATTTTAGAATATATACAGGTAACTTATAATGGCATTAGACACATACTCCAATCTCAAAACTACTATTGCAAACTACCTTAATAGAAGTGATCTCACTGCATACTTAGGTGACTTCATTACCTTAACTGAGGCTAGACTCAATAGAGAGTTACGAGTAAGAGAAATGGTAAACACTGATACATCAATTACGACAGTTGCTGGTACACAAAGTTACGCACTACCTACAGGTTATGTAGAAGCGACAACAGTTATTTATCAGAGCAATCCCTATTGCACATTAAGATTTATAAACAACAGTGATTTTTACAACAAATATAATATCAGTCAGTCTCGAGGCAAACCTACATATTTTACTATTCTCGGTACAAATATTCTTTTAGGTGTAGCACCTGACTCAGCAACAACCTTACAAATTAATTATTATAAAAGTTTATCTGCATTATCAGACAGTAATACAACAAATACAATATTAACAAATTATCCTGAATTATATTTATATGGTTCACTAGCAGAGTCTGCACCATTTATTATGCAAGACGAAAGGATAAATACTTGGGCGTCTCTGTATAAAGAAGCATTAAAAAATGCTAATGAAACTTCTTCAAGAGGATCAACCACATCTTCTCCTTTACAGATGTCCACACCACAGGTGGTGTAGATGATTGAGTTTGGCGATTTACAAGCTGACTTACCTACTTACGAGAACTCAGGTGCTTTAGTAGTTGATAATGTCTTACCTCTAGCTAAAGGTTATAAAAGCCTAGCTGGTTTTCAGGCACTAAGTGGTACTGGTTTAACAGGTAGTGCATTAGGTTTATTTACAAGTTTCAGTGCTAGTGGTTCTACAAACTATGCTGGTGATGCTACAAAATTATATCAGATGGACTCCTCTCTAGTCTTTCAAGATAAAAGTAAAGCTGGGGGCTACAATAACTCTACGACAGAGAACGCTAGAGACTTTTGGGCATTTACACAATTTGGCTCAAACATTATTGCTACTAATTTTGCAGATAATATTCAAAAGTTTACAGAAGGTACAAGTAGTGCTTTTAGTGATCTTGTTGCTCTTAAAGCAAAATATATTGCAGTAATTAGAGATTTTGTAGTAGCTGGTTACACAACAGAAAGTTCAACAACTTACAATCAACGAGTTAAATGGTCAGGTATTAATGATAGTTCTACATGGACACCTAGCCAAGCAACACAATCAGGTTTCCAAGATATTGTAGGATCGCATGGTAATATTCAAGCCATCGTAGGTGGTGAGAGTGCTGGTGTGATCTTTATGGAGAAAGCTATCTACAGAATGGAATATGTAGGTACTCCCTTAATATTTCAGTTTAACAAAATAGCAGATAACATTGGAGCATTTGCACCCAAGTCTGTTGCTTCTTACGGAAACATGGTTTTCTTTTTAGCACAAGATGGTTTTTACAAACTTACTGGTGGACAACAATTAGCACCGATAGGTAATGGTAAAGTCGATAACTTCTTCTTTGACGATCTATCTTCTAACCTTGATGGTATTACATCTGCTGTCGATCCCAACAATAGTATTGTTGTATGGTCGTATCGTGGATCAGGAGCTACAGGAACTACAAATAACAAATTATTGATTTATAACTATGCTGTCGATAAATGGAGTACAGGTAGCGATCAAGACTTAGAGTTTATTGCTAGTGCATCACAAGAACTCTTACTTCTATAGAGAAGGTATTGTTGGTCTAGCTGGTTTTAACTCTGATAATAAGTTTGGAAAGTTTATTGCAAACAGTCTATCAGCTACAGTTGATACGACAGAGTTTGAGGGTGCTAAAGGTAAAAGAGCAACATTAATTAATTGCAGACCTATTGTTGATGGAACAACAAACACATCTGTAACAATCACACCTATTACGAGGCAATCACAACTTGACACCACAACAACTGGCAGTGCTGTTAGCACTAATGATACTGGCACTTGTCCTCTACGGAGTACATCTCGATATCATCGCATTAGGGTAAGTGTGACAGGTAACTTTAACACCATGTCAGGTGTAGATATAGAAGCGAGACCTGAAGGTGGCAGATAATCAGTTTCCTCAAGTTCCGTTATCGATACCAGATACAGGACAACACTTACGATTAGTTTCAACATCATTAAATAATACGATTAATGGTAAACTTAATAGTACAGGAACAATAATATTAACTGCTAGTGCTACATCGACTACCTTAACAGATGCTCGTATTGGTGGTAATTCTGTGATACTCTTTATGCCAACAACTACAAATGGTAGAACAGCATTAAATACACTTCATGTTTCTGCAAGATCGAATGGTAGTGCAACACTAACTCATGCAAGTTCAGGAAACACAGACCAAAACTTATCATACTGTGTCATTGGATAATGTCGTCACTAGAGTACCTAGTGAAGATGTTGAATTTATATGGAGTCAAGTATCTCCATTATTAGAAAAAG